TCTGGGGGGAGGGGACCACAGGGGGGCTTGGCAGGTGTGTGGTCCCGTGCTAGGGTGGGGTCCATGATCACGAGACGAGAGATCCTGGCAACTGTCAACGCGACCACGAGGGAGACCGGCTATGAGCGCGTCCTGGCCGGTGACTTCCTGGCCGCCATCCAGGCAGACAACATCGCTGCACTCGAGAAGGCGCTCCGCAGCCTGGCACGTGTGGCCCTGACCCCTTGGGCGTTCGCGCTAGCTGTCCACGCCATCTGCGGCACGACGATCAAGCGCCACACCGTAGGGGCCAAGGCAGCCTGGTCACGTGTACCGGGGTGGGCACTCCGCCACAAGTCCCAGCCTCTGGCACCACTAGCCCGTGTGTGCTACCTGGTGCGTGAGGGCAGGTCTGATCGTGAGGTGGTGGAGGACCTACTGGTGAGCTCTGGTTGGTTGTCCTGACCTAGATTGATCCTGACCCTGCCGGGAGTGCCCATAAACGGCCTAGAATCGTCTGGGGGGTAGCCTAGGTAGGGTCAGGGCCTGTTAGGCCGTAAATCTCTGATAAGTTAACTCTTTACGGGGTCTCTAGCCCGTGCTAAGGTAGGTCACATGACTTGGACATGCAGAAATTGCAAGAAGAACATCATCAAACGCAGCTACGAGCACTGCCCCGTGTGCCACGAGACGTTCGGGGGTACCACCGCGGGAGACATGCACCGCGTAGGACGGCATGGTGTTACCTCAGGACCTGACCGGCGTAGGTGCCTAACCCCAACTGAGCTGGAGGCTAGGGGCATGACACAGAGTGAGGGTGTCTGGAGCAAGGCCAGGAGTATCCCTGAGAGCTGGACGCAACGCTGATTTATGGCCTAGCAGCCCCTGCCCGGTACTCTTGTACCCCCTGGGTGCTGCTAGGCCGTCTAATCGCTACTTATGCAAAGTAACAACTTGATAACAACCACTGATCTGGGTTGCATAGACCTGGCAGAGGGGTTAAGCTTGAGACATCAAGCCGCACGAAAGGACCACACGCATGATCGCCTTCAGGATCCAGGACAGGAAGCGCGGGGTTGAGTACCTGCTCGACCCTGAGACTCAGTACAGCTGGCCGTCGGACGAGGACGAGAGCAAGGTCAGGCACGGCGTGAGTGGCTGCGAGACCATCGAGAAACTGGCTGCGTACTGGGCCACACACGCAGTAAACGCCACTGACCCCGTGCTGGTGCGTGTGGAGGGCCCTCAGTCAGAGGACACCCCCCTCGACGAGGAGTTCGGTGAGGTCCTGGTTCTGCCTGAGACCGCTGAGGTCATCGAGGACACCCCTGTGTGGACCCTGATCAGCTACCTTATCGACCTGGTCGATGAGGACTACACGCTGACCTACGACCAGCTGGTTGAGATCGGTGCTGAGTGGCTCGAGGAAAATAACTGAAAAATCTTCCCCGAGGGGTTGCACAGCCCCTTAGAGTGTGCTAAGCTAAAGACATCAAGAAAACAACACGAAAGGTTCAAAACAATGCTTAAGTTCATCGGTTACATGGTTGCTATCATTGTTGCTGTTGCTGCTGCACTAGGTGTCGGCATCCTGGTCACCTGGATGATCTTCTACGGTCTGTGGTATGTGGCCCTCATCCTGATGGCCATCGCCGGTGTGTGGTTGGGGTTCAAGTACGAGGCCAAGTACGGCCACAAGGATGAGTTCGGTGATTGGAGTGAATTCTGATGTATGAGTTCGAGGATATGCCTCGGATGATCCAGAGCATCAAGCCTGAGCGAGGCTGTATGTCGTCTGTGGTCTTCTCTAGCCCTGACGGTATCTGGTGGGTGCCGGGTAAGTACTACCCTAAGCCAGGAGGGGCTTACATCCACCCAGTAATGAGGCTGCTAAATGAGGTAGGTGGGTCACGCCCGGGCATTGCATACATAATTAACTACGTATGCCCTACTTGTGAGGCTATCTTGAAGACTTTTCCGCAGTTCGATCGAGTTATTGTGAGGGCATACAATGCTGAGTAACATAGAGAAAGCGTACGAGGTAGCTAGTCAGTCGTCCCACCCGGATGTCAAGGTTGGGTGCTATTTCGAAAACACACATACAGGGCGCTCTATAGCTACACACAATGTGGAGCTAGGCCCTAAACTTCACGACATTGCGCCTAACGGTCAGTGTCTCGAGTATATCCACGCGGAGGTGTGGGCTTCACAAGAAATCATGAAGCTGCCTTACGAGCTGCGCGATGGCCACATAGCCATGACATATGAGCCCTGTGCTCCTTGTGCTAGGGCGTTGCTGCTGGCTGGGTTTAGGGGGTATCTGGAGTATGATAGGCCATGGCTTGACCCGGCCTTGAAAAAGCCTAATTGGCGAGACCACAAACAGGGTATAACCGTGCTACGTAATGCGGGTGTGGTCGTGACTAGGTCACTAGAGGATGACGGTGCTAAGTGGTTTAGGGACCTTAACTTCGGTGATTGGTACCCCCAATGTATGGAGACCCTTAATTGGGGTGAAATTAGATTTAGGGACCTTACTAAAAAGGCCTGTATGTTTATTCTTGAGACCTTTCATAAGTACCTCGGAATGGGCTATAATGTAAGTCCAGATGTCTCTTATGGGGTGACTAATTACACCCTGGCTAAGAATTTCAATAAAGCGGTTAAAGACTTTACCTACTGGGCTAAACATGGTAGCTCATGGGTTAAAGAACCGGGTTGCGTAATTGTTAAGTGCTCATCGGAGGCTTATCGCCGTGCTGTGTGAATATGACCAGAACATATACCACTTGTCTAGACAGGCTGCTGAGCTAGTCACGGAAGGGCAGGATCACCCCTACTGGTGCTACGGGTCATGGAGTGTGGTCTACACTCATGCCCCACTGTCCCAGACCCGTAGGGTGTCTGTGGACATGGCTCAGCGAGAACTCTACTGGATGCTGAGCGGGTCAGGGGCCACACAGCATGACAGGTGTGCTAGGATCACCCCGGACGTGGAGCGCATGTGGTCCCCGTGGGCCACAGATGAGCTTGGGCCTATGTATGGCGTTCAGTGGCGCTACGGGGGCCCTGACGGGACCTATGACGCCGTACGGGACGTTGTGGGTAGGCTTGTGGCTAATCCTACGACCAAGCGCGCTGTGTGGACTGCCTGGCAGGGCTATGAGGTAGGGTCTATGCGTATCCCACCGTGCCCTGTGATTTGGGCGTGGAACGTTATTGGAGGTAGAGTCAACCTCGATATCTTCGCCAGGTCCACAGACGTCGTGTGTGGTCTGCCGTACGACACGCTTGAGGGGTGGATGCTAATCCACCTCATGGCTAATACTCTCAGGACGCATGGGCATGCTGTGACCCCGGGTCAGCTAAGGTTCACTACGGCTAACGCACATGTATATTGTCAGAACCTTGACGTTTGGCATAGGATGCTGATGCCTGCCAGAGTAGAGAAGGAGATTGAGTTTATACCAACTAAGCAAGGTGTGCTAGAATTCAAAGGTAAAGGTTTTAAGGCGGTCAATTATAAGGCGCCTATTTATTCAGCAAAGGTGGTGGTTGTTTAATGTTGAAGTTATTGTTCATTGGTGCTTCGTGGTGCTCACAGTGCCCGCAGTCTAAGGCTAATTTTGAAAGGGCTATGCAAAAGTTCCCTTATCTTGGTTGGGAGTATGTTGATGTTGAGGTCAATCCTGACCTAGGGCGTAAATTTGACATCATGTCCGTGCCTACAGTTATCGCCTTGCATGAGGGTGTGGAGGTTGCTAGGATGGGTACGGGGACCACACTCCAGTACAAGCAGATGATTGAAGGAGCAATTAACTAATGTTTGAGCCAGTCACTAAGCCTAGAGACTATCAGCTGGCCGCGGTTAGGTGGCTGGCTAAAAAAGAGCACGGTATGCTGCTGATGGATACCCGCACAGGTAAAACCAAGACCACGATCGACTGGCTGTCCTGGCTGATGCACAACCGGGATGTCAGGTACGTCGTTGTGGTCTGCCCTAAAATAGCCATCGACGTGTGGGTTCGTGAATTACAGCAGCATTACTGGGGCCCTGAGGCGGATATCGTCTATGGCGGTGCCTATGAGGCTACAGCACTGCCCAAGATAGTGCTGATCAACTATGATAAGTTCTCCCGAGGATATCCTAGTGGTCTGTTTAAATGGGCTGAGTACCACGCCTCGGCCATTGTCCTGGATGAGTCACACCTTATTAAGACACCTGCCAGCAAGAGGTCTAGGCGTATTGTGGGTATGGCTAAATCAGCCCGGTATCGGGTATGTCTGACAGCCACCCCTGTGGGTAAGCGCAACATGGTGGGTGAGATTTATCCACAGCTGGTGTTCTCTGACCCTTCTATTAGGGAAGAATTCCCCTCTGCTAAGTCGTTTAGGGAGTATTTTGGTGAATGGTCTAATTTTGGGGGGTTCCCTAAGTACCTTGGACCACGGAATACCGATGAATACCAGGCACTTATTAAAGCGCATTCCATAAGTATTAGCCGTGAGGATGCCATTGGCACTAAGGCTATAGATGAAGAGGTTGTGCCTGTATTCCTGGGTGAGTCCCATAAGGGTGTCTATCAGGCTATGGTGAGGGATGAGCTAGACGTCCTTGAGTCTCAGGGCGAGACAGGAGCTGATAGCGTACTAGCACTGTTCTCTAAGTGCAGGCGTCTCGCTGAGGGACTCTCTACAGGTGAGGGCAGGCTAGTGTATAGTGGCCATAAGCTTGTGGCCCTTGATGCCCTGAGGGAGGCCTACAGGGGCCGTATAGTAGTAGCTAGTGAACTACTGGACTCCCTCACAGCTATAGAGCGCCACCTGGACCACACGTACCGGCTGGACGGTAAGACTAAGGACAAGACATCGGTCTTGGACGCCTGGAAAGCTTCTAAGGACGGCGTGCTGGTAGTCAACCCTCAGGTAGCTGCTACTGCTGTGGACATGAGGGAGGCTGAGGTACTGGTGTGGTATGGGCTGCCTACCTCGGCGTTGACCTATCGTCAGATGTCTGATAGAGTAGCCCTAGCGGCTGATCCAAAGGTCATCGTGATGGTGACTCAGGACACCGTAGAGGACTCTCTATGGGCCTCATTACAGGAGGCCACAGAGTTCCGCAAGGAAATAATGAATAACACTCGCAACTACCTACTAGGAGAGACTTATGCTTGTGAATCCATCTGACCGTCTGGTCATCGCCACCACCCCAGGTGTGGACCCCAATATCTTTGCTCGAGGTCTGGGGTACGCTCCAAGCGAGCTCATTGTGGACCCACACAACTCACACGGTGTGCTGACCCGCTCGTGGGTTGATGGCGATATCCACGACTACACAGGCATTAATTCCGGTATCAGGGAGGCAGCTAAGCCTAACGTGGCTAGGGCTAAGGGGTTCAACCTTGCAGTGATTGCGTTTAACCTCGATGACCTGTTTTCTGACTGGGGTAAACAGCTGTGGGCCGGTGCAGACACTGGTTATTCTTGGGCCGAATTCCTTGTCCTGAGCATAGGGTACCGCTCGTGGGTAACTGAATGTTCGAGGACCGCTAGCTGGAAACTGAATAAGTTCAGGACTGCCACGACTTTCACTATCGGAGAGTCGTCTATTGAGTACAAGTCAACTACTGATATCAGTACTGCACATAAGCTTGCAAAAGAACTAACGAAATGCTATTTCTAGACATCGAGACCACAGGCCTTAATCCCAGGGCTAAGGACGCCGCCGTGCTTATGGTTGGTATCCTTGGGGATAAGCCTGAAGATGAGCCACGTGTTTTCCACATGGCCTCTAAGCACCCTGAGGCATGGCGTGCTAGGCTTGTCAAGCTGTGTGGAAAACTACCCACAGTGGTGGGCCACAACATCAAATTCGACATAGTGTATGCTAAGCGATTCGGCGCTCATATTGAGGCAGCTGGAGACACCATGCTTGGTGCCCATATGGTCGATGAGAACCGGTCTCTTGGGCTTAAGTCTCTCATGTCTGACTTTATGGGTGGGGATTGGTCTTATGACGGTGTGTGGGATGACTCTGATCCAGAGGCTATGGCGGCCTATCTGAAGAAGGACCTCCTGGCCACACGTGAGCTTTATAGAATTAACAAAGGTAAACTCACACCTAACCAGAAAAAGCTACTTCGTAAGGTTGTGGTCCCGGCTATTAATATGCTAGCTGAGACTGAGGATTACGGCATACCTATTAGCCGGGATAAGCTTGACATAGCTGAGCGTAAATACACCTCTGAATTGGCTGAAATTGATGCCCAGTTGGACTCTGACATACCCTCAGAAGTACCCGAAGGTATGCAAGTTAAATGGGGTACTACTAACTTTCAGCGGTGGTTCCTATATGACTATTTAGGTATACCCAAAAAGGAGGTAGGAAAGCCAACTAAAGCATTCCCTAACGGTGCTCCTAGCCTTTCTAAAAAGGCACTTGCATATATGGATCACCCTATTGCTAAAACACTACTGGAAAGGTCACGCTTAAAGAAGAATATAGACGGTTTTATTACCCCTTATAAAGAGCAAATAGACGGTAAAGGACGTCTATATACTTCATTCAAGTTGCACGGCACAGTCACGGGTAGGCTATCATCAGGCAAAGTGTGCGACGGAGTCGGAGTGAACCTCCAGCAGGTTCCGAAGGACCCCTACATAAGAGGTCTGGTAGCTGCCCCCAAGGGTTACAAGATCATTGAGGCCGACTATAGCCAGCTTGAGCTGCGTGTAGCCGCTGTGGTCTCACGTGACAAGAACATGCTCCAGCTGTACCGGGACGGGGGAGATATTCACTCACAGACCACACGTGCTATTGGTCTTGACCCAGACAATAGCTTCGACCGTAGGAAAGCAAAGATTGTCAACTTCGGCTTCCTGTATGGGATGAGTTCTAAGAGTTTTGTACAATTCGCTAAGGTAAGCTACGGTACGGATATTACCCTGGATGAGGCTGAGCAGTTCCGGGAGGACTTCTTCAGGCACTGGTCTGGCCTTAGGCCCTGGCACGCCAGAGCTAAGGCTAGAGCTCACAAGCTGGGGTACTCCAGCACGATGTTCGGACGCCGGCGACACCTGCCTGGCCTGTATAGCAGTGATGAGTATGAGGTAGCAGCGGCTGAGAGACAGGCTGTCAACAGTCAGGTACAGGGCACGGGTAGTGACATTATGTTGAGGGCTGCCGTGCAGGTGTGGTCCAGCCTAGAGGGAGACAGCCACATACTAGGCTTGGTGCATGACGCTGTGCTGGTGCTGGTCCCTGATGACCTAGCAGATACCACAGCATCTATGATTAAGGAGGTCATGGAGCAGCCTCTGCCACACTTCGACTGCCCTCTGGTGGCGGACGTCGAAATAGGAACTAGCTGGGGACCAGAGATAGAGGTATAGTAGGAGACATGCAGGTAACGACAAGCTTGATTAAGGCCTGGCTTAATTGCCCTCTGGAGGCTTACTATGACCTCCAGGGGATAACGGCTAAACCTCATCCTGGTACGGCCCTGGATAGGGGTACGTATCTCCATGCGTGGCTTGAGACAGGTACCCCTCCTAAGCGTCCGGCGGACCTTATGGAGGAAGAGCATCAGATCTACGATGACCTCGATCGTGTGTACCGTGCCTACGAGTACAGGTACCGTGATGAGCCCCTCAACGTGCTGGCGTGTGAGCTGGACTTGTCTAGAGGCATCCCAGGGTGTAACCACGACTACCGTGGTAAGACAGATAAGATAGTCGAGCTCGGAGGACGTCTGTGGGTACTAGACCACAAGACACATCAGACACTCCCTACGGCTGAGTACCGTCAGCTTGACATTCAGTCTCACGCTTATCTGTGGCTGCTAGAGGGTAACAAAAAGAGGCTTGGTTGGGACCTACCTCTAGGCGGTATGATCTGGGACTACATCCAACCTCAGCGCGTGGTGTGGCCCCAGCTGACCAAGACAGGTAAGCTCAAGCTCACTAAGGGCAGCTCAGGTAGCACGTGCTACCGATCTATGGTAGACTGGATGCATGAGAACAGGACGAGGATCTCTAGCAGTGACTGCGAGATATTGATCAAAGAGGCTGAGTTGTTGAAGCGTCAACATTGTCCAGCTTTCACCAGGCTGCTGGTGCCGTTCAATAAGGAGGTGCATGCCAGGCAGATCAAGAGTATACTGAGGTGGGCTAGGCAGGTAGGTGAGTATGACTGGTCTAAGCCACCTGAGGACCGTAACCCGAGTGTATGCGGTAATTCCTACCTGTGCCGTATGGGCAAGCTCGCCGCAGCACGAGTTGAGTTCGGTACCGATGAGCAGTTCCTTCAGTTTTTTGACAAGCGAGACCCCATGGAAAGGTACAAATGATCACACTAGTGTACGGCCAACCTAAGACTGGCAAGACCACATTCGCGGCAACAGTGCCGGGAGTGCATATCATAGACCTCGAGGGTGGCACCCGTGCAGTACAGGCCGAGACCACACACGTCGATACGTGGGAGGCCCTGGCTAAGTCTGTGCAGGGCATCGTGGCTAAGCCCCCGGCAGCTGTGGCCCTCGACAGCATCACGGTGGCGCACGAACTCGCTCTCAACTTCGTCTCTGGACGCAAGCGTGGCGACCTTCTAACGGTGTCTAAGCCCGTCAGTCTGCCTCAGTATGGTCAGGCAAACGAACTGATTAAGTCACTCATCCTTACTCTGCGTGGTCTTGACATCCCTGTGGTCCTGACAGGACAGGCTAAAGTCACCTACGTGGATGAGGCTGACCCCGAGGACTCTGACGTGGCACAGACTAAGGAGGTTACACTAGCTCTACCCGGCCAGGCACGACAGTTTGCACTCATGTATGCGGACGTGATAGGCTACACAGAGTCGGTTAAGCGAGACTCCAACACGGGATACCGTATGTGGCTCAAGCCCACACAGGGTATCGTGGCAGGGTGTAGGGCTGATATAGCGGCCCGCAAGCCCTGGTTGGGGTCTCCGACTTGGGAAAGGCTTGAAAGGTACCTCACACATGATTGATTTTTCAAAGGTCGCCAGTAACGCCCTCGTACGTCTCTGTGACCAGATGGATGATCTGCCCTGGCGCTTCGAGCACAAGGACCTGGCCGTCATCGACGTGCCCAACCCCATCACTGTGGCCCACCAAGTAGGCCAGTATGAGGTCCGCTACAACGATCATGTCAATCGTGATATGTTCACCATCACGGTTTGCTTCTTCACCACTACTACTGCTACAATTGACTACATACGAGAAATCCTAAAGGAAAGGGACCACAACAATGGCTAAGATCTCGATCGACTTCAGTGACGTCAAGGCACCGAGCTTCAGCACCGTCCACCAGGCGCCAGGCGTGTACAACGCTGAGATCGCTGGTGTGGAAATGACTAAGACAAAGTCAGACAACACCGACATGCTGGTGTTTGCTATCGTGGCAGGCCCAGGTAGGTACCCCTACTACTGCAAGATTGTTCCCAATCAGTTGTGGAAGCTCCGCGAGTTGATTGAAGCTGCGGGTACCAAGGTGCCTAACAAAGTCGTCCAGATCGACCCGGCCAAGTACGTTGGTGCTCATATCAACGTTGAGCTTGAGGACGACAGCTACCAGGGCAAGCTGCGCAGCCGCGTGGCACGTGTGGCCACGTTCTCAGAACTGGCTCCTAAGCCTAAGGCCGAGGAAGTCCAGCAGGACGTCGAGGACGACTTTGGCGAGTTCGACGACATTCTCTGACATAGTCTGGAGCAGGGACGCGAGCCCTGCTCTGGGCATGCTAGAGAGTACGTTCTCAAGACAAGTTCAGAAGTACATAGAGTCACGTGGTTGGTGGGTTGTCAAATACCACGCCAGCCAGTACACTAAGAAGGGCATCCCAGATCTCATAGCTTGTTTCAGAGGCAGGTTCGTGGGGCTGGAGCTCAAGACAGGCTCATCTTTGAGCCAGTGGCAAATTCGAGTTGGGGTTGATATCATGTCAGCCGGAGGGTATTGGGCGTGCATAACGCCCAATACCTACCAGGAAGAGATAGCTAGGGTTGAGGATGAGGTTCTTCGAGACAATCTGGGAGGGTTGTGATGGGTATTTTTTCATCTGTGGGATCAAATGGCCGGGTCAGGCTTTCAACCCGGGCAAAGCCTTTCGGGTTGTGGACCAGCTTGACGAAGCGAAACGCTACGTGCGGGATCTCGTTGAAGCTGGGCAGGATGTATATTTCACTCCCGGTCTTTTCTCTAGGCCGGAAAGGAAGGCGGAGTACCTCAAAGCGGGCCCGCTGATCTGGTCTGACGTAGACGACGGCCACACGGAAGGTACTGCCCCACTCGCTGTGTGGTCTAGCAGTCCGGGTCATACTCAGGCTATCTGGCGACTGACTGAGACTGTGCCTCAGCCTGACCAGGATAGCTTGTCTAGGGCAGTCAGCCACGTGCTAGGGTGCGACCCTGGTGGCTGGGACGCTACTCAGCTACTCAGGGTACCTGGCACTCCCTCGCATAAGCGAGGATGTACGGTAGGCAGGCCCGTGTACGGGACCACACAGACCCCTGGTGAGCTGGCCTCAGCGGTGTACAGGACACTGGACGGTAGTTCCGCGTCTATAGCTGGGCAGCTTCGTGCAAGCAAGGCCCTTGGTGACAGGTCGAGCCAGTTGTACGCGGCTATAGCTAGCATGCTGGAGTGCGGGGTAGGGCCTGAATTTATACCCGGCCTGCTTCGCCACACGCCTCTTAATAAATGGGGGTCAGTAGACAAGCTGAAGGCTGAGGTTCAGAGGGTAGCTAGCAAGCTAGACCACACACGTACTGAGTCACAGCTACTGGAGATAGTTGAAGATTCACCTAAAGAGCCTTTGCTCCAGATCAGGCAGCTGTCTGAGCTAGTCGACATGCCTCCACCACGGTGGCGTATTGACGGCCTGGTAGAGGAGGGTGGCTGTGGCTTCATAGCTGCACCGCCTAAGCACTACAAGTCGTGGATAATGCTCGATATGGCTATTAGCCTGTCTCTAGGCCAGCCAGTGCTAGGGTACGCTAGGTCACATCAGGCACCCTGCCTTATCATCGAGGCGGAGGACAGCCTGTCACGTGTGTGGGCTCGCGTACAGACTATCCTCCAGTGTCGTTTCCCTCACCATGACCCTCGAGGGTACATCACCTATAGGCATGGCGTGCTGGAGCTGAATCCTCCTGACGGGGATATCCCCCTCTATATAGCAGGCAGGCCCACACAGGGACTGTCACCGGAGCTAGCTGGGGAGGTAGGCGAGACCGTAGAGTCGATGGGTATAGGCCTAGTGTGCTATGACACCTTGTCTATGCTGACCACAGAGTCGATCAACGACAGCCAGGCTATGTACGGGCAGATACTCCAGCCAATCAAGGCCGTAGCTCAGTCCACAGGGTGCGCCCAGCTTATAGTGCACCACACACGTAAGGCCAGCAAGGACGCGCCGTCGACTGGCGGTGCGGCACTAGCAGGCAGTGTGGCCCTACATGCCTGGTCAGACAACAGTCTGTACATATCTCGGCAAGCAGAGTCGTTGAGCATTCAAGTAGAAACTAAGTCGGGGTCACAGGACCTCGTCGTCACCGGGCTAGACACTCCGGGAGAGTGGCAGCCAGAAGTTGTGCAATCTCTCTAGAGTGTGTTAAGGTAGATCCATGATCGAAACACAGGGAACAATCCAAGTCGAGACCGTCGAGAACTTCTACGGAGCTAGCATCGAGGCACTCCTCGAGTGTGGCTACCTCTACACCAGTGAGCTGGGAGATATCTACTGGGATGCCTCACAGCACACACCAGTCGAAGCAACCTTTCTCGTAGTGGAGCGGTGAACGATGTACACTATTGATGAGCTTCGTAAAGTATCAGCCACACCAGGGCACCTTAAGGTCCTCGACAAGCTGTCCGAGTGGGGCTACGATGAGCTGATAGATGACTTCATGTGGGAGTGGGAGCTGTGGGTATGCCCTCGCTACTGGGCAGTACAGTACTGCCAGAGGGCCGCAGACAGGTACCTGCCGTGCGGTGAGGAGCTGTACGACCACATGGGTGAGGGCATCGATGACAGTCTAGTAGGTGATCTCGTTACCGACCCCGTACCAGCACTCATGAAGAGAGCTGAGTGGGTACTAGACACTCACTTCAAAACTGTGCTAGAAGTAGAGGCGTTCAGGATGATACCTGAGGGCCTGACACTGAAAGAGACAATCACAAAACTGAGGGATGTACCAGGAGTCAACCGATCACCACTGGTATACCTGCTAGACGACATGGAGGCAACACAATGCTAGGATTCAAACGCGATCCGGAGTACGTAGCCGAGCACGGTATTGATCTTGCTGAGCTACACGACCACGTCCTCAACGTGTACGGTGAGGACCTACAGGAGGGCATCCTCGTCAACCTCAAGATTGACATTGACCACGCTGCTGAAGGTAGGGTAACTTGGGACGGTGTGGACCTGCCTGACTACTTGGCCGCATACTGCTACTACTGTGAACTAGACAACCTCATGGACGAAATCGACTCGATTGGAGACGCACTATGGTGATCGACCCGGAAGCAATGGCAGCACAGCTGCGCTACTACTACCCACACACTACCCAGGAGCAACGCCTGGCGTGTGGTCAAGAGATTGCTCAGGTATCAGGCCTGTACTGCTGGCCACCTGAGAAAATCATCAAGCGCATCATCAAGAAACATCTTGGAGACAAGAAGTGACAGACTTTAGCAAGCCAATATCAAATGAGGACTGATACCATGTTAGATATAGTTCTGCTAGTCCCAGTTGTGATTCTAGCGACCCTATACTTCGTCAACGAGTTGAGGTAGCCTATGACCCTAGTAAACAAATAACCCCCTACCTAACAGGTAGGGGGTTATTTTATGCCTTAGATCAGGCAGTCACCTCAGGAGCCTCAGCACGACGAGGGACAGTGGTGTCCAACGTGTTCTTCTGCTCCACAGTAGGGGATGCAATCTTAGCTGCATCGTAGAGACCACACGCACCGAGACCCATCAGCAGGTACTTAGCGGCAGCCTGGTAGACAGGATCACCTCCAAGGAAAGTCTGGGCCAGGCCCAGAGCAACGGACAGGACCACAGTAACCGGCATAGCGGCCTTAGCCGGCAGTCCGAGGCGCTTCAGCAGCTCGACAATAGCGAGCATAGCCGGTACAGTGGCGAGCGTAGTAATATCCATGTGTCTCCTAACTACAGTATCCCTGGGGCTCTCTCAGGGATGATGTACATGTTCTCTTCCCAGGCGATGTCCTTGTGCCACATCACCCCGAAATTTTGATTCACCCCACACTGCACAGCGAAGTGCAGGCGGGTATTGTAGGGTGAGAACTCTGTGTCGAGGTGTCTCACCATCTTGCCGTCCACAAACCACCGTATACAGTCAGGGTAGATACGCACCCCGTACTTATGCCACTGGCGTGTATCGAGGTCGATGACCTGAGGCCAGTGCTGTGGAGAGCGGTCCTTAGGTGAGGGCCAGTGGAGATTCAGCTGAGTCTTGGTCTTGTCAGACTGGGTCTCCATGAAGTTGATCTCGCCCTCAGGCCACCTGGAGTCGTCTTCAGGCCACAGCATAGCTACCATTTCAGTCGTCCAGGAGGGTGGGTTCTTGACCCACATGGACCAGTAGCCTTCACCCTTGACGCTGTACAGGGACGCCCATGAACCACACCTCAGCGAGTTATGCAGCGCCTTCTCGTGTGTGGCCCCGGCCTCGATATACATGAGGTATGCGGGACGATCGAACTGCATCTTGAGTTCGAAGGTGCGGCCGTCAGGTAGTAACTTAGTCATGGCCGGGTCGAAGCGACCTAGAGTACCGTGCTCAGGACGCTGTATACCCCACCCACCGTATGACCTGTAATCATATAGTGGTTTCTTTTTCAAGTAGTCTTTCATTGGGGGAGAGTCCCCTGATACTATATACCAGGGGACCACACCTCCTTTCAGGCTATCGCGCTATCAGGCGTTGACGCCAGGATCCCTAGGAGCCAGGCCCCTCACCAGATCAGCCAGAACTGAGATAGAGTTACGCAGCTCCTCCATCTGGGCCTGCACCGCGGTGATGCGCGTCTTAGCATCAGCGATCTCCTGGCGGATCACAACCTGCCCACGGCTATCTGCCGACGGGTCGCCAGGCCGGGTGATAGGTGCAGTCTGAGTAGCAGCTTGGTGGGCGTAGTACGCAGCAGTCTGGCAAGCAGCCTGCATACGTCCGAGGTACGCACCGAACGTCTCGTTACCCCAGTTGAGTCCGCCAACGCCTTCACGTACAGCCTGAATCAGTTCGCTCTTGTCCAATGTTGGTCCTTCCTCGTTTGTCTTGAATCCACCCAGGATAGCCTCCATCATGCCGATACCCTGGGCACATGTAACCCACTTAGCAGGGGCAGGATGATTATCGCTAGCTTTACGGCCTCGGTAGCCTAGGCCATTGTACCCAGCATGAGCAGCAACAACCTGGTACTGGCAGGCAGTGTCAGAACTACCCCCAGAATCACACGCCACATGGTCATGGGGCTCGAAACCCTGACTCCTATACCTAGCCCAAGCCACACCTCCGAACCTACGTGACTCAGCTACCAGAATCTCGTTCTGCTTAGACGTCAGGTGCCAGTTTTGGAAGTCGAACGCCCAGCCATCGCTGTGCGTTCCTGCACTCGCAGCTGCACCTCCCCTAGCTTGGATCAGGATAATCGAGATATCCGGGTGATACTTAGCCATATAGCGCTTGAATAGCTTGTACCACTTAGCTGGAATCTCAGCAGCGTAGGCTTCCTGTCCATTGTATTTAGGGCCCACAGACACATATCCCATTTAACCCTCCTTCCTTGTCTCCACGGCCAGGATGCGCTGACCATGTTCCTCCAACCTGGAAGTCAACATACGCTCCGAATTCGATACTCGTTCATTGAGCTGGCTCAAATTCGTGTTAAACCGGCCAATCTCTTTATCGTGCCGGTTCAGTACCCCCTTAATTTCCGCCGTTGTAGACGAAAGAATCTCGAGGTCAGTGTTAGTCTTGTCAGCCTGCTTAAGTAGAATATTCAACTTATCCTGAACTGTATTACCCTCAGCATCAGTTTTATCATAGACCAACGCCTCAGTGTCAGCTTTCAAGTCAGCAGTAAGGTCCTTTATCCTCTTAAGCGACCCCGACATAGCCTTATATACTTTAACTCCGCTATAACCGACCGCTAAAATACCCGCTAGGATAGCCCCAATAAGGCTACCCATAGTCTCAGGGCTCAACATATCACCTCAACCACAGTACAACAGCGGACACAAAACAGCGTCCACCCCTATTAGAACTACCGCTGTAAAGCTTAGCCTGGCAATTAACCTCAATCCCCCCTTCTCGTTCGTCCGGTACAGTGAAGAATGGCCACGAAATATTGGATGGGATAGCCGATGATCCTAGGAAAGACAGGAAGTCAGGGCTGTATTGCCCCCTGCACTCGACCCTACCCCAGCACGCAGGGGTGCCAGCGTTAGCGTCGTAGTTAGGCATGATGGAACCGCCCGCTATAACCAGCGCTTTAGTAGCCCAGCTAGGGGCCACAACGAACGTTGATACTCCTGTGGTCCAGCTAGTCACAGGAGACCAGTCAAGATTACGGGAATTACCGGCGTCGACAGTGATCTGAGACTTGAGTGCCTTGTCACCAATCAGACCTTCAGCGATCTCGAGGGTGCCATCAAACTTAGCATGCCCCTTAACGTGGAAAAGAGAGCGGTTATACACCGCCCCTTCGCCACCAATAGTAGCCGTGAGTTCGTTAATGCGACTCTCGAGACCCTCTAGTCGGTTAACAACCTCACGAATACCCTGATCATTAGACGGCCTATCGACCGTTGTTGGGTCGAAACTCATCAGTCCTCCAATGAAAGCATTGGTTTAATCTTAGTGATCTCCCCAGATACAGGGTCAGGGTCACATACCCACCCGATAACCCTGGCTTTACCTTTGAATTGCAGCTCAGGGTTACTAAGATTAGTCATATCAATATCCACATAGTCACCCAGAACGAAGTCACGTCCTGGCATAAAGTGGTCCAACGTAGTCTCCACACTAATAGACGTCAGCCCGTAGGCCTGACTCTCCTTAGCCGCGTACATGTACTGCTGCAACACGGCGTCATCCACTGACCCCGTATCAGGAGTCCAGCGCCTTTCGAGCTCAAGCCACCCATACTGAAGGACCTGACCATTAGACGTAGCGAATTCCTTGCGCTCATCCCCAGATCTATTCGAGACCACACGCCAGATTGTGGCTCCTTTACCGTCAGAGCAGTCCTCAACCTGCTGCCAGGAGCCTTGAGACAGCACAGCAGCCCCAGCAGTGTCCTTGCCTACGCCGCCAAGCCTGTATGCGGTGTGGACCACAATGCCGAGGTGACCGTTCTCGTGCAGTTCCCATGACGTAGCGAACTCTGCACCGTGCTTCGTCTTCATAAGATTCTGGAGACCCGTCAGGCAGGTCATATCCTGGTCAGCACGGTACGTCCTATCACCCCAATCAAGGGTAGGATCCTCGTCCAGACGTCCGTTAAACTGAGCTACCAGGCGGTCTAGACCTATTCCTCTAGCGATCGTGGTATACCGTTGGTCCCTGAAAACCAGTTCAGGGATATAATTCCTTTTCAGCCACTCTTCAGCAGGCTGAAGAGTGAGCTCCATAGCCTCATCTGACCCGTAGGACCGCTTCTCTACCCAACCAGCCCACAAGACGATGTTGTCATCTATAGCCGCAAGGACAGCCCGCATAGGTTGAGTGCCGTCCCTCCAGTTAGCAGGCCACCTATCACAGACGGGGAGGCTCACAGTCACGGAGTCTCCCCGTCCGATGATGGACGACAGGCTGGACTTCACAGCTAGTCCGGGAAGGTCAGCTAGGGGCCTGCCATCAAGAGCGGCAAATGAATGCCATTTAATCATTATCCGTTCTCGATCGCTATCCAGTCGAAGTCACAACCTCGACCATTCTTAACGAACATCTGAAATTGTGTCGAAGTGACGTTATATGGTTTAGGGGTGTCCCAAGTAAAGTCCCCAGAAGCGGACCTAACCGAGGCCACAACACGAGGTGCACTGCTGAATCGACCAGGCGGGAACTGAATAGTAAACACCGCAGGCCCAGCAGAGCTAGCCGTCACCGTACCCGACGCAATAGCAGGGATACGGGGAAGAGTTACCTGAGGAATCACAGTATCCTCACGCCAGGCACTGCCAGTCCACAGCATGACCTTGTTTGTGTCCAGCTCGTAGATGCGCTGACCCTTCTGAAGGAACCACGTTGTGGGCCGGCTATTCGAGTAGCACGGGATAGTGCCACCCACAGCACACGTGTACTGCCTAGAATCGTAAATAGTAGGGCTACCAGTAGTAGACACTATGATTCGGGCAATAAGCAGGGCACCAGACGGAGTAGCTGGCGTAGGGAAACTAGCCGACGCTGTACCCTTAATCATTTCGAATGAAGCCTGGTATTTACCACTACCGTCGACCGTACCGTCATAGACTTTCAGCACCAGAATATCAGTGCGCGGGTATGACGTATCCTTGGCATACAGAGGCAAGCTAACGTCATCAACATTGCTGACCCTGTAGCTACCGTTATTCGAGGCCACAGGCGTCACAATGGCCGTGCCAGAACTAACACGTACCTGACTGCCATTGAGGCTAGGTGTCATACCAGAGGTAACACCAGGCCTACACGCCAGAGGGTGGGTATCGTGGACCATAGTAGAGCCCACATCAAGCCGCCTAAACTCAGCAGCATTAATAGACACATTGCCACCAATAGGTAGCACTCCATCGAGAGCCATTATATAGTCACCTGTCTCACAATTACATCAAGATAAGCAGTAGGAGAATACACATCAGACCTGAACCCAATCGTCAGTTCCCCTCTACCTAACTCAGGCCATTCCCTGATAGTAGGGGCAGCAGAAGATTGACCCTGCCTAAGTGACGTGCGGTTAGTTAAATCAACGTCTAACCACTCGTCTTGCTGTAGGGTGAAGTCCCACCTCAAGCGTCCGGCCCCACCTGGACCAGAAAAGATCACAGACGGTATCTGTACATACCCGTAAAGCTTAAGGCTAACCCTGTTATGGTAGCCAGAGCTTACCGTAACCGAACCGTAGTTACCCGACTCCAAGAAAGAGACAGGATACTTGATCGGGAACTTAATACCGCCCGTAAGGTTGGGTAGATACAGCCTATGCTTAGACGTGTACTGGTCATCAATCTGGCCACCAGGAGTCTGACCTCCACGCCACCACACAGGGTCAGGCGCTATCAGCGTAGCGCCCCACTCAAATGCGCTACCGTTGGCCATGAACGTGATATCGAGCGCACTGTCTCTGGCCACATACATGGTTTTGGGTCCGCGTGGAGTATTAACAGTCAGAGGCGTAGGGTTAATATCAGCGATACTCAGGAGAGTCTCCATGGCCTCCTCAGCATCCTCCAGAGACTGCCCTACATAATACCCCTTGATAGCACCGGACTTAGCGCCATGGTATGCCTTAGTACGCCATATACCGTCATAGCCCACACGCTGACCACTTTGCGCAACAGCGGGGGCTGAGCCGAAGAGCTTGCACTCACTCACAACCCAGTCCCCGCCATTGATCACGTGGCCATTCCACGTGACTTCTTTCACATCAATCTCCTCAGCTGACGAGCAACTTCTTCAGCAGTAGCGTATGGATCACTGCTATATGCGTTGACATTGACTCTACTGGTATTACCCCCAGCATTAGCCCCAGCATAAGCAGGTTGAACGCCATTCAGATTAGTGCTGAAGTTGTCACGGAAGTCACCCATGACGCTCTTAGCAGAATCGAGCAGGTAAGGTTGCTCGTTCTTAAGGCTATCAGCGAAGTCCCTAATGATGGCCTTACCAGAATGAGTCACGTAGCCCTTGCCTGAGAAAGGTCCCCATTTAGCCGGAGAGAAAGGCCACAGACCACGCAACCAATCCATGCCCTGCTTAACCCAGCCCACAAGTGAGTTCCACGCTCCTTGGATACCCCGCAAGAAGCCGTCCACAAGAGCACCACCAGACCTGACCAGTAGGCTACCTAGATCCCCAAGAGCTCCAGTGATCTTGCCTGGCAGCGAGCGAGCGAACTCTGCCACCTGGCCACCGAGCTCCTGAGCCTTACGGAGGAATCCGTTCCATGCCTCAGACGCTTTCTGAGGAAGGCTCGAAGCAAGCGACGCTATACCACCAATGATCTTGCCAGGCAGTTGCTTAACCCACTCAATAATCTCGCCACCCTTGCGGACCATGCTCTGGAAGAACCCACCGAACCACTCAGCCGCCTTACCAGCAAGCTGGCCAAGTCCAGCAAGCCACTCAAGTACCTTGCCGGGAAGAGACATCAGCCACTCGCCCACAGACGCCAGCCAGCCTGGAATGTACCCTAGGAATTGTACGAATCCCACAATCAGGCCAGCAAAGATTCCTATAGAGAAGCCCACAATCATGAGGGTAACCTCGCCAAGAGCAGCAAGGCCGTCCAGGATCATCTGAGGTAGGCCAGCAAAGAACTCAGCTATCTGCTGCCCAGCCCCGGTTAGACCCTCCATAAACCACTGGCCAATACCGGTAGCGAACTCCGTCAGGCCTCTGACGAAGTCTTCCCAGAGACCCTTAGCTCCCTCAACAGTGCTATTCCACACACCACCAATAAAGTCCGATACAGCCTGCCAGTTAACAATCAGGAGGACAAGTCCGGCAGCCAGGGCAGCTATACCAACTACAATCCACGTGATAGGGCTGGCAAGAAGAGCTGCCGTAGACGCCCAGATACCTGCCACCCAAGTAACGAAGGCGGGAATCAAGATACCAGCAATAGCTGCACCCAGAGCTCCGAACGCCCAAGTGTTCTCTTTCAGCCAGTTACCTATATCCTGGAGAGTAGGCGCCATAGCTGACAAGACATCAGCCAAGGTGCTGAACACCGCTGAGCCCAGCGGCTCCAAGGCGAGCTGTGCGTTATTCTGAACTATCTGCCACTTCTCAGCGAAGTCAGAAGTCTCACCGGCCACACCAAGAATAGTGTCATCAGTAGCGCCGATGGACTTCATCATGTCCTCAGCGCCGATCTTGCCCTGCTTTAGTGCCTCCACAAACTGGGTTGCACCTTTAGTGCCGAACAGCTTGCTAGCTAGTTTAAGAGCGGCAGCTTCATTACCTGTCTGGATATAGCCACTGATTTCACCGGTAACTCGCTTGAAGGCTTCCTTAGGTTCCTCACCAGACTTAGCCAGCGTGGTCAAGCCCTTAGTCATGGAGGTCATAATCTGGCTTGAATTCAAACCGGCCTTGTCGAAGGCACCGATCATTGCCGCTGTGTCTTGGAATCCGAATCCAAGAGCCTTCATTGTAGGCGCAGCCTGAGCGGTTTTCTGGGCCAGATCATTGAAACCTAAACCAGTAGCCTGGCTGACCCGGAACAGATCATCCATAGCTCCAGGAATCTGCTTAGCCTCAAGGCCAAAAGCACTAAACGCTGCTGTGGTCTTGCTGATATCGACATCCTGACCCAGCAACCGACCAGCCTCAAGAACCTGCTTAGCCACAGTCTCGAGGTCCTCGCCAGTCAGACCTAGCCTGGTATTCAAGTCAGCAACCACAGGGGCAATCTTGGAGAACTCCGCTGGCGTAGTAGAGCCCACACGCTTAGCAACATCGACTAGTCCATCGAGAGCCTCGCCCGTAGCACCAGTACCCGTGCGGATAGTATCAGTGACCTCGTCAAAAGTCTCGCCAACTTTGTATAGGGCAGCACCAATACCCGCAGCCACACCTGCCCCGAGGGCCGCAAGAGAACTACCTTTAAGCCCTTCAGCCAGCCTAGTAGACAGCCTTGCGCCACCCTCTTTGCCTGCCTTATCGGACCCCTCGTTTACAGCCCCAGTGATTTCTCCGACAATAGCTTCCTTGTTACCCTTCATTGAGGGAACTAGCTGATAGTAACCTGTAGCTAGCTCAACTGAAGCCATTAAGCATCCCACCAATCATTGAATTCGCTCAGAGGGATCGGATCATACCCAAACGCACGTTCGTCATCCCTAACTTCATTTGGCCGTCTAATGGGTTTAGGTGGAGGCTCACTAGACTTGCCAGCACGCTGCCAGTTAGCTCCAGCAAGGACGTCATAGATATTCGCCAGCATATAGCCGTCTGTGGTCCACACATACCCGAGGTCCTTAGCCAGCGGCCCTCCTGGCTCAGCATGGCTGACTATAGCCTGAAGGTCCCGCCAGGTAAGCTCCTCGGTGCCTACCTGACGGGACCTCAAACCTAGCCCAATGAGCTCACGCTCTAGGGCTAGTGGGTGATTATGCCACACACCCACTAGCCCTATTATTCCCCCATGCTGATTTCAGAGTGCTCTTTCCACGCCTCCATAAGAGCCATAAACATGTCGTCGTCCAGCTGACTAGTGATACCCGGCACGTAATGCTCAAGCAGATCAAGCTGGAAATCAAGCAACTCGGAAGTCTGCTTGCTTGTGGGCTTCTTACCACGCTCCTGCTGAGCCTGAATAGCCCCAGCCAGATCGCCCATACGCTTGCGGATACCCACAGGAAGTTTCTGGAGCGACGGCAACTCATGAGTGACTTTAGACCCCGGCATACGGAACTTGAAATTGTCCGTAGCCTTGGGACCGTCAAGCTGAAATACCTTACTCACGCCCCAGTCACCCCGTCATCAGTGGCGATGTACAGAGAGTTACCCTGAGCATCCGGGTAGCAAGTCAGAGTCACAGGCAACTTGATCGCGTCACTAGCAGCGAACGTGATGTCGTCAGCCTCAGTGATCTGACCATCGGGCACCCAGATGATGATCTTAGCGTCGCCATCCTTCATGCGGAAGCACCAGGTCTTGTGAGGCAGCTCATCCGCGCGGAGCTTCATCAACAGACGAGTACCCTGAGAAGTCGTCTTCGGGGTAACAGTGACATTGTTCTCACCGAAGAAGTTCTTCGCCGAGCCCTCAGAAACCTCAAGGTGAGACCACTTAATAGAACCCGAAAACTCACTCAGGATCTTCTTAACCACAGACTGAGACCAGTCTTTGATGTCGTTAGTTGAACGCTTAACCGACAGAGTCAGTCCAGCATCACTGACATAACCCGAGTCAGTCAGCTTAAGTGTACCCAGATCAAGGTTGTACAAATCAGTGGGCAGCGTAGTCACCAGAGTAGTAGTGGACAGGATAGCTCCAGTCACTGCCTGATCCGGACGACCTGCCAGAACGTTGCGGTTATTTACAGCCATTTAGTTAACTCCTGCTAGAATCATACGGAATGTAAAAGAATATCGAGCGATCCCTGAGCCACCTGATGATTGGCTGCTATCTGGATCATAATAAGGGTAAGAAACTATATCTACTTTATGGCAAGGGTATTTACCCATATGCCCGTAATAAGGTCTCTCTTCAACCCAGTTAAGGCATTTAGCTGCGAGGTTAAATGCTTCTGTGCTATCAGTGTTGTCCTTACCCCAGCACGTGACAGTGAGCTGGACCCTTACTCTACGAGGATCAAGGCGAGTACCCGAGCTAGTCAACTTAACCACACACTGTCGAGTTCCTAGCTTGTCTGCCTGCTGCCTGACAGGCACCCCCTGTAGATGGGCCCTCAAGCCCATAATACAGGCAGCCTCAGCGTCAGGGAACTCAGCAACGAAATTACCCATGAGTATAACTCCCAAACGCGCTAGTCAACGTCTTATTGTCAGCCTCAGACTTAGCCCCGTAAAAGCTAGCCGGCCTCACCGTAGCCCTAGCTCGAGTCTGGCCCACATACCCAGACCACTCAAAAGCATCATCACGGCCAGCATTGTCATTAGCCTGATCACATATCTTCTGGGCCATATCGTTTAGAACTGAAGCAACCTCAGATGACTTAAGCATTTCCTGGAATCCCTCATCGTGGAATTCAAGTCGCTCAAGCATCAGTCCACCGCCACAAGCTTAATCACCTGGTGGCTCAGGCCGAGGTAATCATAAGACCACACACCTGGAACTCCTGAGACTCGGTACACAGGCGTGGTCTTGTTAAACCATTCTCCCGGCGTACCTTTGTGGTCCCAGCTGAGGATGACCAGGTCCTTAGCCTGCACGGATGCAGTCAGTGGTGCGTACACCGTATACGTCCACTGACCGTCACCCTGCCTATCACCAGACAGCTCAGCAGCACTAGGCTGCTGAATAGAGCAGCCCTGGATAGTGAACTCCTTAGCAACCTGATCTTGAATCAGATTACCCCGGTCATCATACTTGTCCTGAAGTCGAGCCACCCAGATATAACCATTAGTTAGAAAGGGAAAGCTCAAGGACGATACACCAACCTAAAACCATCGAGGGCCCGCTTAGCATAAGCGCTCAATCGAATACCCCCACCAGGAACTTCAAACGTACTCGATACAGAACCCACCGCAGCCTGGTTAATACCGACCGGAGAAGTCACAGACGCCACAATAATCGACGCCATAACAACCTCGACCGTGGCGGGCAGCTCACTATAACCATGAGTCAATGTAGCCTGGATAGCCCCCATAGCAGCAGGCAGTGGATCACTCAGCCTACACATACCAGCTTCAGACCATTCCTGGACCACACGCTCGTGGCCGAGGTACTCGATCGTAGGCTCATCCTGAAGCATCAGGGTGGGCAGCTTAATAAAGCGTCCACCCTTGTGATCTACCCGCTTAGTCTCAGTGATAAGAGGGTAGATATGCCATTCGCAGAATTCCCTAATCAATCCGGAAGCCTGCCTAATAAGAATAGGGGTAAGGGGGTCATCCTTTTTGATGACCCCCTTACTTAGGGCTTCCAGAGTATCAGCCCCAATAAGATCCACGATTAGACCTTGCGAGAAACCTTGCAGAAAGCTTTCGGCTGAGTCACGGTCAGCAGCTCACGGATCTCCATACGGACCACAGTCACGTCAGACACGAACAGGTCAGCGTGAGCATTCGTAGCCTCAATACGGACACCGCCCTTACGGACAAGCATACCGCCAGCCTTGAACGCACCAACCAGAACAGTGCCCGCAGCGATACGCGGGGAGATAACAGTGTTCAGGCCCCACAGCGAAGGCACAATCTGAACCTGGCCGTTGCCGTAAGCACCGGTGAAAGCACCGCCACCGAAGTACTGGCCATTGCTGTCCTTAGCCAGACGCTGAGCAGCGTAGTCCTGGGGGTTGATCACGATAGCGTCAGCCGGGAACCCGCTCTCCTGAAGGACGTCCATAGCGCCACCCAGAATCGCCTCACCAAACTCAGCAGTGGTGGCGGTCTTCTCAACCTCACGGGCCAGGATGCCGTTCTTGGTCAGGACACCATGAAGCTGGCCATTCTGACCGGAACCATTCAGAATCTGGTTCTCTTCAGCAACAGCGATACGGTACACACCACGCTGGTTAATGTGCGAGGCCAGCCACGCATGATCCTCAAGCATCTCGTCAGAGAAGGCCAGGATACCGGTGATCTTCTTCAGAGCCTCGATGTTCGTCTTCGGGTTAACGAAGTGAATGTTATTCTTCTTAGCGCCCTGGGCAGTCGGGCCAGCGTCACCCTCAACAACGCTATCCTCAAGCCAGGCCACAGCAGCGCTGTCGGTGTTACCCTGAGCGAACAGGTCACCAACATACAGCGGAGGCTGAGCGAAGTGGGCAGCCTTGTCGTAATCGGCATCGAAGCCGAGCAGGCTATCCCAGGTAAGGTGCCAATCCTCAGCACCCTTGAACTCAGGACCATTCACCGAGAAATTATCACGGCCCTTAACCCGAGCAAGCTCAGGGCCGAAATGCTTAACGAAGTGGGCGCCCAGAGATTTGGCCTCGCGCTCAACTGACACAGAATTTCCTTTCAGTTCATTGATAGCGTCCCCGTTACCCTCGAAGGACTGGATCTTGGCCACAGTGGCCTTGTACTCTTCCACCAGAGACTCGGTGTCTTTACCCACAACACCGGACTCCTCAACGGCCTTCAGCCGTCCCTTGATTTCAGCAGCCTTAACTTTCAGTGCCTCAATCCCGCTCACGCAAACAACCCCTTAATCTCAGCTAGAATAGACTTAGCCTGATCATCAGCAGGCTTATCCTCAGGCTTATCAGCCGGCTTATCCTCAGGCTTGTCTTCCTCATCGAAATACTCATCGAGCTTGTGGTCAAGCGCTTCGATAATCGGCTTGACCACAAGCTCAGCAATCTCTTCAGGCGTCATTCCTTCTGCCTCTTTCTTAGATTTGACGTCAGTAATAGCTGCCTCAGGGTTAGCTGGGGCAGGGACCACAGACACCTCAAGCAGCGAGACTTTCTTAATGTAAGTCACGCCGCCCTTGTGGTCTGCGTCATTAACGTAGAAGCCGAAAGACATGCGGTCAATTCGGCCTTCCTTCAAAAGCTTATAAACCACAGGGCCATTACCAGGACCCTCGGTATCGACCACACACCTGACAAGCAGGCCGGTGTCGTCTTCCTCAGCTGACTCTACATACCCGATGTTATTCATAGGGTCAGTGAGGTCATGCCCATAGAAGACGGGAATCTTCCGACCTTCCCATTCTTTCAGGGTATCGGAGAAAGCGCCTTTCTCCATAACCTCACCGTAAGAATCAACATTACCAAATACTGAGGCATACCCTACGAAATAACCTGACCCAGATTCCTCAGACTCTTCTGCTTTAACCTTAAACGACTTAGTCTTAATCGCTACTCCCAATCTATGCTAGTCGTGCAATTACAGTGAGCTACCTCAGCAGGGTCATCGTCATCACCGGGATACTTCATGCCGTTAGAGAATTCCTCATCCAGGCCCACACGCTCACCGTCCATAGCAGCGTGTGAGTCCCGAGCATTAGGTCCCGTGTGCCAGGTCTTGGTGGCTGCACCAGACTGCCTGCCAGCCTCCTGTGTGGCCCAGCCCATAGCCCACGTAACCATAGACCCCGCCATACCCAGAGCTGACTCCTTCAGCCAGTGTTCAACAGGCTCGACATTGTCCGGAGGATCATCCCCCTCCATAGCCTCTTCCCACTCGTCCTGCTCGTCCTCTAGGTCCTCTAGGCTATCGACTATACCCTGAGAGATTCTCTTAGCCCGCTTCTTAAGGTACGACCTAGTAGACCCTTTGTCATAGTCCTCGTCACGCCCCTCGAGTAGCTTGGTGCCTACCTCACTGGTCAGCCCCAGATCTAGATCAAGCAGGTCCTCAGCAAGACTCTCATCAGCTGAAGCTTTAACCTTCAACCGCCCTGCTTTGTACAACCTCTTACGGGCATGAGCTTCCAGCACTGTGGTGTAGCGCTTGACCCACGACTTACGGTCCACACGCACACCACGAGACTTAGTCCTAACCTCACCTGAATTCTGAGAATACCCTCCAGGGTCCACACTCACATTCAGTGGAGTAATCAGGTCATCCCCACCGTCAATAGCAGGAAGATTAAGACGGGCCCTAGCCTCATTACGGGTCATGTAAGCCGAGCCAACAGCTGACTGGAACCATTGGGCTTGCTGCTCGAAATCAGCTTGGAGTTTCTCAGCTACATTGAATTCGATATAGCTACCTTTAGCCCCACCCATAATAGGAATAAGGAATGCATTAAGAGTAGACTCTATTTCCGCAATAAGCGGACCTAGCGTATCCCCATAAAGCATTTTACGGAATTCCCTGACATTGCTGTAATTAGCATTGTCAAGAATACCAACCATTGTGGGGTTAACATGGAACGCATTAGCTACAGTTGAATAAGCTAGCTTAACGCCTTCAATGTACTGCTGATCAGTAGCGCTGAAGTCCACTCGGTTAAGAGTCATCCCATCTTCAAGGATAGGCGTCCCTCCAGCACGTTTACCCGAACCGGTATATTTCTCGTACCAGTCCTCACGGAAAGTCTCTCGTTGAGCGTCAGTCCAGCGGGGTGCGTCAACAGGTCGCTGAAGCACAGCAGACACTTTACCCCCGCGAGCCCACAACTGCTGACGGTACTTCGATGCTTGAATCTGCTCAGCCAGTACTTCCTTCAAACTGACAATGGTCGCGCTGCACCCTCCGGGATCAGTCGGGTGATAGCCACCGAAATAGACCACACGTGAACTATCCAAGGTAAGCTTCTTATCTGACTCGAAGCTAACCTCATGCGTGACCTTACCGAAATTATCAGACTTGGTCTGAACCCAGCTAGGGGGCAGGCGGTAGACTTCCCAGTTACCGTTCTGGTTCACTACTGGCCACCAGTAGGCCCTATCGTACAGAGCCTTATCCACAACGAGAGCATAGATCAGCTGATACAGAGTCATGCTCTCATTAGCTTTGGCGCCAGAGAGAAACCCGCCAACAGGGGACGAGGTATCCCTCAGCCTACCACCATCGCTTTGCTTAACATAGGAATGCACGCCCAGATGGGCGATGTTCCTGGCAAGGAACGTAACCACAGTACGCAGGTGTGGTTGAGTCTTGAATAGCTTAGCGGCTGAAACACCGGAAAGGTCGACCAGTTCAGTAGGGCCGACCCTATACTGCCGAGGCTCATACGTGGTAATGCCCTGAAGTCGGTTAAAGATACCAGACCAGAAACCCACTAATACACCTCCAATTCAATACTGTAAACAGTATAACATATTTCAAATAGATTCCAGCCCCGACACGCCGTAAGCCGAGACTTTTGTTTTGTGGAATTGCCACACATTCATAGCTGTGACTAATGCTGCAACACCATCAATCTTATCGCGCTTCTTTTGCTTAGCAGGTTTAATATTACCCGCAGGGTCCATAGCAGGGCGAATATTGTCTATCTGCCACGCCATCAGGGGATTACCGTCATGTTTAATAGCACCCCCCTGCATAACCAGCCTCTGAATCTCTTTCATAGGACCTGACATAGACACGAAACCCTGACGAACTTTCTCAAGCCTATATCCGTCGGCCTGAAGGTCGTTACTAACCTGCGTAGCATTCCACGGATCGAACCCTATGCATTGAATGTCATAATGCTTAGCGTCCTCATTGATCTGGGATTTAACAAAATCATAATCAGTGACATTACCTGGAGTCAGCTTAATCAACCCACGGCTAGCCCACACAGACGCATTCCTGTATGTGGCCCTATCTAGCTCAGCCAGAGCAGCCTCAGGCAGGAAGAATCTAGGCAGTATCTGGTACGTGCCGTCCTCGGCAGGGAACAACCACACCAGCGCTGTGAGGTCAGATACCGCAGCGAGGTCCAGGCCGCCATAGCACTGCCTGCCCTCGATATTCAGCTGGTCCACAGCCCCCTTCATCCAGTCAGCCCTGCTGATCCACGACTCATCCAGCCTGCCCCTGATACCTAGATGCAGCCTCAGGAATGAGGCCTTAGCTACAGGGTCAGTCTTAGCCTTGTCAGCAGCCGACTGCATGAATGCTCGCGACGGAGTTACAGGATACAGTGGGTTAGCTTTAGCCCACGTCTCTTCCGACCAGGGGTCATCATCAGGGTCAGCAGACCACACCACACAGAATGATCGAGGGGCTTCTACAACCCCCTTACATATGTTGTCCACCAGCTCCCTGCGCTGGTCGTACGGCGTGCCCACACTGCCGTCATCAGCTGTGGTGATCACCATCGTCAGGGGCTGCTCACGAGCACCAGTACCTGTCTCCATAGCCTCCAGCAGGGACAGAGACTTATGCACGTGCAGCTCGTCACAGATAGCCCCGTGGAGGTTGGCACCGTGCGCCAGGTCGCCTTTCGACGACACTACCTTGATTACAGAGCTTGTCCTATCCTGCTTGATCGAGTTATGCAGTGACCTGATGCCTGCCTGCTTAAGCAATGGCGAGTTATCGACAAGTTGCTTAAGCGGTGTGAAACATGCCCCTGCTTGGTCACGTGAAGCTGCCCCGATAATGACTTCAGCGCCGCCCTCGTGATCGCCAAACGCAAGGACCATAGCCAGTGCTGATGCCAGTGTTGACTTAGCTCCTTTACGTGGCATTTCAATATAGGCATCCCTATACAACCTCAGCCAACGCCCTAAAGAATCATCGTATACCTGCCAGCCAAACAGCGGGGCCACAATGTAGGCTATCTGTATATTAGTTAGCTTAAGGGGCTTACCCGCCCAACGGCCTTTAGTATGCCTTAAAGCAGAAATAACCCGAAGAGCATGATCTACGCTCTTCGGGTTAAATCGCACTTGCATACCGTGGACCACACCACCAGGATCGGGGCACTTGAGGTGTGGTCCCCTTTCAGGTATATCCAGCTTCCTACTGATTAAATACTCTTTAATTTCATTAGGAATTACATTATTCATCGTATTCTAATTACATAAGGAATGGGTTATCAGTGTCTTTATTCTTACCTGAATTCCTTGCTTTAGGCGTCCATCCAGCCTCTTTCATATAAGCAAGAAATGCCTGTGACTGTGACCGGAAAATAACCTCAGCTGGGTGCTTCTGCATCCTGTGATTTGGGTTATCAGTAACCAATACCGAATCAGCTGAAATAACCTCGTTCGAGGCTTTTCGTGCAATAGCATAATGCCTACACATAGCCTCGATAAATAGCCCATCCATTTCATCGAGGTTATCGAGGACTTCCTTGGGCATCATACCCACAAGCTCGGACCACACACCTCGCAGGACCTCGTTATTGGCGATTCCCGGAGGAATCTCACTAAAACGCTCTTCTTCGGTCATATTACACACTCCTCAAATCTTAGTGAACACTGTTCACTTTAACGATCAACTAACCTGTATTTCACGGAGAGTT